GTTCCCAACCAGCTTCTGGCGGGGTTGCATCTGTTGCAACGTTGAAATACAGGATGTCGCCTGGCTCGTACAGCCAATTGCCGTCGCTTGTGACAATCTCACCAACGGACGTAATGTAGACCACGGATGTAATCTCCCAGCGAGCACCAGTCCAGCTTAATGTGAATGCCGCAGCTCCATCAATAATGGTCTCGTACTTCGGCTTGCCGTTTAGGTCGCCATTACGCACGTACAGTCCATTTGCTTCGCGGAACCCAGCTCCGTAGACGTTGAACCCGTCTTCGGTGGTGGCAATATATCCACGAGCTGCTGTGCGAGGCTCTAGCACCAGGTAACGCTCCCAGTATCGGGATTCGTCGTAGATGGTGCGAGCCGCTGAGTTCAGCAAGAACCCGATGTTGGTCAACTCAGTTCCCGAAGAAAAGGCTGCCCCAGCTCGTGCTTGAGTTAGCCCAACTACTTCTGCCCATGTGCGTGTTTGTTGTGCCATTAGTTAAGCCAATCTCCTGTCAGACCACGTTCCTTGAAGTCTTTTTGTTTAAATTTTAGGTAGTCTGGATTCACGAAGTCTGTGCCATCTATGGCTTTACATTCGTACTCCATCTCCTTTTGTTCAAAAACATCGTAGCAACCAGCAAAGTTCAAAACCTTGTTCTGACTCTGCTTGTTGCCACTGTATGTTTTCTTCATGTACTGGCGCATCACTTCATCGCGACGCGCTCTTCCTGCTGGAGACATTAACCATTGACGACGAAGTTCCATCTTTGCCGCTAGTGCTGTTAATTCATCGTCTGTTAATATCTTCCGCATATACTAATACTTCTTTTTAGTTGAACTTGTTGTTCCTTTACTTGCTGTGCTTCCCTTATGCTTGCATTTTGCTTTAGCCATCATAATATTATTCTTTCTTTGGAATTAAAATATAAGTAAAAGGGAGCGTGTCAAGTTTAATTGACACGCTCCCAAAATACTAACTAACTACGCTTCGTCGCTAAACTCGACCTTGCCAAGACCATTTGGTCCTGTGGTCATAAGTGCGTAACGTGTGTCAACCGCGCCCTTGTACGAACCACCCAAGAAAGGATAGTTTTCAGACTCAATACCTTGGTACTCAGCAACGTGCAGAAGACCTGGGTTGATGAAGTAACCACGATCTGTGGAAGGCATGCAGTTTGGATTTGCACTCTTCATCTTGATTTGACCGAACTGAGAGTCAATGATCTCAACCATCCAAGGGATAGTAGTAGTACCATTCACGTTGTAGTCAACTTGAGAAGCTGCACCAGCAGTGCGTGTGAACGAAGCAACGATATGCTCGCGAAGACCTGGACCAGCAACCAACCAAAGATCTTGCATGGTTGTGTCTTGGCTCCACATCGAAGCAATTTGTGCGCCCATTGCAGCATCATCGTAGGAAGCCTTGAGGCCACTATAGATAGATGCTGCTGGAGTTACGTAGAGTGCGTCAACACCATTTGCTGCTGTATTGGAGATAAGAGCGCCGATACCAGCGGTAGCACCACCAGTTGTACCTGGAACGTCAGGGGTTACACCTTGGTCACCGCAAAGTACGTACTCTTTGTCAATCGCAACTTCAATTGCAGACTTGTCGGCTGCTTTGATCATGTTGGATACAACAGCGGAGTCTTCTTGCTCTTGCTCTTTCGATACTGCGTACTCAACAACTGTGCGTTGAGCTTGACCTTCAAACTCGCGAACTTGCGAGAATGCGTCACGACCTACGTTTGTGTCAGCACCTTCAACGTGTGGTGTATTTGCCACAGCCTTGAGCTTGTCCATGAGACAGCGAGGGCGCTTGTTCTTGGTTGCTGTGTGATTCAGCAATCCTGTTACGGGTGTAATGTCGGCTGCAAGGAGTTCAGCGGTCTGTTTTAGAGACTCGCGATTACCGACTGTACTTGAATATGTTTGTGCCATAATTTTAACTTCTATTTAAGATTCTAATTTGCTGGTCAGCGTCGCGCCGAGCAGCGATTGTTTGCCTCGGATCACTGATGATCTTTTGCAGTTTCTTGATTTTTACACTAACACTGTTCGATCTTTTTGGTTCACGAGCAGCCTTTGTATCTAATGAAACGTTCTCTGTCTTGGACTTAGGAGCTTTGCGTTTAAGCTTTTTGCTAAACTTCTTAGTCTCTGGCACTTTAGTTACTGCCGCACGACCAAGGATCTCAATTAGCTCTTTTGCATACTCTGGGAGGATATTCTTAACCAACTCAAACTTTGGGTTAGACAAAAGGGTTTCATACTCCTTAGCTTCGTCCGAGTCGTCTTCGATCCCTAGCTTGCCACGGACTTCTCCAATGACACCATCTGTATCCCCAAGCGTTTCTGAGACTTTTTTGATCTCCGACTTGCGATTACGTAATGGCTCTAGCTTCTCCTCTTCCCTGTCAATGGCATTGAGTAATTGATCTACAGACATAAACTGGTTTCCAAACATAACCCCAGACTCGTCTTCACCAGTCTGCTCGTTATATTTTTCTACCCGATCAGTAATCAGCTTGCGGTTCCAACCCTTAATGTTGACCTCCGTTTGCTTAATTGCTTCGTCTGCGCTCTCTACTGACCTAATGTTAGCAAATGGATTGTCGCTTGTAATAACATTTGCAGATAATTCCTGCACTTGCTCTTGTAGCTTCTCAATCTCTGCCTTCCGCTCTTTGTCCTGCAAGCGAGCTTTAGTCAAGGCTTTCCCTGCTTTTGCTGATACTTGCTGTGTAAGTGCTTCTAGCTCTTCCTCGTTTAGATCCTCAATGTCAAATCCTCCATCATCTGAAGGAACGTCTGACTCATCATCACTTTCTTCTTCTTCATCCTCATCAACTTCGGGGACTTCGACTTCTTCTTCGTCGTCCTCTTCGTCTTCGGTTTCGGGAGTTTCTGGCTCTGGTTCGTCTGTTGCACCAGTTGCTTTGTTAATTCGATCTTGTAAAAGATCTTGTCGGCGCTGCTCTGGTGTTTTAGTCTCCTGAATTGCTTCTTCGGAATCAGGGATATCCGCTTCTAGTGTATCTGTCATATCTACCTATTGTTAATCAGCCAAGGCGGAGGCTGTTAGTGAAATTATATCATAAGTCCTCCCAGCACTAATCTTTGCGGGAGTATTTTTTGAAATTAAATTCTTCCATTAAATCTGCTGTAAGGAATTGTGCAATTGTTTGGCACTTGTCTCCCAAATATTTATCGGGAGAATACCAAGGTTGCGATAGCATTTGATCACGCCGATCCTCTAGGTACTCATAGAGGCAGCGACCAATCTCTGGATTATCGTTAAGATGTTTCTTAAATTCAGTAAAATTCACGATTATGCGTTTGATTCTAGGTTTTGGGTTTCCATATTGCCAACACTTGCTGCTTCAGTTCCGTAGATACCAAACTCAGTGCCGTTCTTTTTCTGTGCAATTGCCATCTCAAGCTGCTTCTTGTATTCTCCAAGTAGGAACATAAACTGAGGGTTGGTGAACAAGATAGATTCAACTTGACCAGATTGTTGGATTTGCTGTTGCTCGCCTTCATACTCACCAACAACTTGCATACGTAGTTCGGCTGCATTAGCGGCAGGTGCGCGAGCAATGCCAGCAGACATTTGAGCAATATCGGATAGTGTTTCGTTCTTGATCTTGTCAGTGCCAACTTCAGCAGGTAACAAGATAGTCTCAGCGGCCATTGGGTCAGCCATCGAAAGAAGGAAGTCAACAACAGCCTCATTGTTTACACGACCAGATGTATCTAGCTGTGCTGCTTGAATAATAGTGCGTGACATCTTTTCCATTTTCTCTGGATCATCATACAATGTATTAAAGCTTACACACACATCCATCTCCGTTTCTTCGGAATCCTTAACAAATTGAATAGGCTCTGGGCGACCAGTAATACGGAAAAACAATTCCTCTGGACCTTTGAGCTTATACATCTCGTATGTTAATTTCAACACATCTTGAGCAAAGCTTAGATGGCGATTGATAGAAGCAGTTTGCATTTGAATTGAAGTTGGATCTTGTGGGTCATGCCCAATCAAGCGATCCGCTTCAGATACAATTTCTTTTTCTAAATTAAATACAGCTCCAAAGTTCGTGTTACGTTGTAGATATGATGGTGCTTGACCAGTTCGGGTAGCATATACGCCACCAGGTCCTGGACGACCATGATCCCACGTTGGCGGCGCAAGCAGGGAAGGACTCACCTCGTAAGCTGAGTTGTCCATGTTTGCGTCTCGGAGAACCTTCTGGTTCTTCTGGCTTGCCTTCAGCAGCTCTGGAACTGTTGGGGCGCTGTATAGTGTACGTGCGTCGTAGCTACGTGACTGCACAATGAAAGGTAATTGGCGCAAACCACTGAGCAGTGTGCGCTTGGCGAATGGTGGGACTTGCCCATCGCTATCACCAAACTCGGGACTCCAGACTGTTAGGTAAATACCTTCAGCTAGATCGTCTCGGTCAATTAAACGTTCAAACGTAAAGACAACATCAATCAAGTCGCGGTCTTCATCTAAGGAAGTCGGCTGTCGAGGATTTGGTATTGTGCTGCTTGTACGGAATGCGTTAAGTGTGCCACGCTCATTCTCTACTGCCCAATCCGCCCATTCTTTATCCCAGCCCTCAGAGCTTACGCGACTGAGGATTTCTTGGGATGTCATTGGCTTACGAATATGACAGCGAACTGCGTCGCAGAAATTTGTTGTATAGGATGGTGCAAAGAACTCTTCATCTGGAGCAAGGACTTGAACAATTGGTTCACCTTGATCCTCTGCTGTTACTGGAATTTTTGCAGTTCCGTATTTGCGTAGTTCCTTTAAAGCTTTACGAACCCGCTTTTCATTAATTTCCCATCCTGGAATTGAATTAAATACTTCTAGCGCCTCATCTACACGATCTTCGTCTGCAAGGATCTCGATGTAATCTGCCGCTTGCTCTGGAAAACTTTTTTGAATTTCTTCTAGGTCAAAGATTTTTTCGTAAGAACGTTTAGTTGGAGACCTATAGTCGCAGTATGCGACTCGCAAAGATTTTTCTTGTGCGTAGTTATCTGCCTTCTCCATTTGCTGCCAGAAGTCCTTAATACCAGCGTCACGAAGCCATCGCATAAATGCAGTAACCTCTGTAGAACGTGCTACATCTTGTATGTTTCGAGGATAAGCGCGAATTGAAGACTTGCGGAGTGCGTTCTCATTGATTGCTACTTGAGAAGCAATATGATATTCAGCCAAGTGAACCTCTGTGTCGCTGGAGTTTTGGAATGGGAATGCGGTTTCACCAGACTTCTTCAAGTCACTTGTCTTTCCTTCCCATTGGCAATGGCGAATATCAGCAGAGTCGCTGCATCGTTTAATGAAATCAGAAAGACTATCTACGTCTTCATCGAACGTTTGTTTAAATTGGTCATAGTCAAACTCGTCAAAGTAAACTTCTGCCTCGTTACTATCTTGATCTCTATTTATAGCCATTGCCGTCATTGTATCATATTACCTCCCAGTCTTGTTTCTTGCTTCACTAAGTATTCTTATTATTGTTTCATCTCCATATCCAAGAGAATCCTCAAGGTCTTCGTCACTGATTTCTTGATTATTATTTCTCCTATCAATTTCTATCCAATATGCTGCGTTATTAGTTAGAAATGATTTATCGAACTGGATATCTGTAGAATGTTTGTCCATCTAATTCTCCTTTGTTTACTTTCAATCGCTTGCCATTTTGATTAACAATATCTTTATGGCGTTTTGGTACTGAAACTACAACCTTCTTTTTGGTTTCAAGGTCTTCAGCAAATATAAATCTAGGGTTTCCAGTCTGTTGATGTAGCACTTTAACAGTAACAACTGCTGGTGATGCTGTTTCAATAACATCAATTTCTCCTTTAATTTGATTCATAATCTTTAATACACCACTAGGAAGGATGTATTTGCCATCCATGTCTTCTTCCGTACATACTGCTGCGCGAAGCTTACCGATTCGCATTGCAGTATATGTTCCGCCTAATTGCTCTGCTATAGACTTGCAGGTTTCGTTTTCTTCTTTCATAATTAATATCCTCCCGAACTGACCAAGCACTCAAGCCTTCCATTTGAGTAATGCTCTGGTCCCTGTCCGTAGTTTGCTGTTCTCAAGTAGCGAAGGCAGTCAATAAAGTCCTTCAGCGCCTCGTCTTTCTTTTTTTGTGCGCCATAATTTACAATGGCATAGATTAGATTGCCACAGTCTTCATGGATAAATACCCGTGGCTTGTTAGCTGCGTCGATTGGCAGGTTTACGTTGTAGTAGAACCAGTCATCAATAGCTGTTAGTCCTTGCTCCTCCTGTGAACCCATAGACGGCACATAGTGAAAGTCATGGGCAGAGAACTGGTCAAATAGGTCAGTATTGTCTGCATTCTCATTGGCAAAGAAGCGAGAGTCACCAATGCGCTCGAATGGATGGATGCCTAGTTCCTTCTCAATGTCGGAGAAAAGCTCACAATATCCGATAACATCGTAGCCCAACTTTTTAGATGCTGGTCCAAACTTCCAGTATGGATCACCGAACTCAGCCCAAGGTCCGTAAGTCTTACGATCTGGCCACTCTCTGCGGATGTAAATCTCTGTGTCTGATCCTACGCCTGTCACACCTGCCCAGAGGCTTGTATAGTTACGAGCGCCAGCAGGGTCAACTACTTGGTAGCACGTGTACTCCTTCTTGTCCGACAGGTCTGGAAACTCATCATCTGAAAGCACATGGACACTCTGACTAAATAGAGGGAACAGAGATGTCATACTCTTGACTGGAACACCATACGCACGAGTAAGGATCTCGTCTCTAGTGCTGTGCTTTAGTTCCTTAGCAATACGCTCATATCCACCGAATGGATTGAACTCCGAATGGAAATACACTATCCCAGCGTCTTTCTCTGGGCTGTATTGTGTTACTGGAACCTCTTCGTCATCTAGCAATGGTGCTTTGCGTGTCTTCCTTGTCTCTGCTCCCTTTAAAAACTCAGCTACGAATGGCGTGTAGCCGTCAATTGGCGTAAACGTCAGCATCATCTTAGCATCCCGTGTAGCTAAACGGAAGCGCATAGTGCGTATTAGGTCTCCATCCTCAAGGTACTCGTCTGGCCACAGACCAATGTTGTGCCATTCTGGTGTCTTAGAACCTAACTCAAGACCCTCAAACTTACTTCTGTTAGCAATGAACTGGCTGTATGTATGGAACAGCACCTGTGAGCCATTAGGCAGGATGAATGACTGCCCCGTAAAGCCGTTCTTTACTGTGTAGTTTAAATACTCCAGCACACCTTTAGTCTTTACCTTAAACTCTGGTGGTAGATACCTGTAGACCGCAGCCTGTTGCGTTCTAATGGACGCATCAGCGTCCTGTGCAAAGCATACGATGATAGACTTTGGATTCTTCAAAGCAGCCTTTACGACGCTCCTAGCTCCATACTCAGTCTTTGAGCTACGATTGCCTCCGAATATCATCAGAGTATCATAGTTATTCAGCATCTCGTCTGCATATTCCCAACCTTTAAGGGATACACCGAAATTAAGAGGATCAACGTCAGCATTAGCCACAGCGTCCTCGTGCATCCTGTGCATCTCTACAAGAGTCTTTAGTCCTTCTTGCTTAGAAGAACCATCCTCATTGAAGCACAGCTTCTTGATCTCTTCGGGGGTCGGACCCTTGAGAATTGGATGCGTAGTAAATTTCATGCTAGTCTACAATCTCTACCTCCTGTATGCCCTGTAGCATTTTACGGGCGTATTCCTCTGCCTCGTCTAGTGTGGTCTTATGCTCGACTACGTGTCGCTGAATGTTGTTGCCCGTCAACTTGCTGTGAATGTCGTTGAACGCCTGTAAGCTCTTACCCTGCTTGAATAGCTCGTTGCCGTCAATCTCAATGTCCCCACTCTCAACCCTATCCGTGTACTTGTCTTGAGCCTTGCGATACGTATCAAGCCCTTGGAACAGCACAGAGGATATCTCAGATGCCCATGCGTTACGTATCTCAGAAGACTCTGGGTCTGCTAACAGCTCTGTCTGTACGTCATAGTAGAAGTTGCGGGTAATCTTGTTGTTACGCAAGAACTCACTCACCCCATTTGGCTTCTGGATGATGTGCTGTGCCACCAGCGCCCACTTCTTAGGCTCACGGACACACCAAGCCTTGTTTTGACCAGTAGCTTCCTGTGCGTCTCTCAGCTTCTTGGTAATGAAGTCTTTAGTCTCTAATTGTAGTTCTTCACTCATCGTCGTCATCCTCCGCCTCGCTCCAAATAACATTGTCCATTACCATCTCCTCTGCCATATCTATAAGACTGTCAGAGAACAGCATCTTACCCACACGCCAGTTGCTGTAATCATACCGCAAGTCCCCATCCTCGTCCAATATGGCAAAGGCATAGTTCATGGAATGCTCTGCCATGAAAGCCTTTAGCTTATCGACTGGATCGTCATCATCCTCCATTACTTACTACCCCCGTAGATTGTCCGTGAACGAATGCCCGTGGGCAACTCACTAGCAGGAACCTCACGCTTGTCCGAAGCCCCACGTGTGTCCTTCTTAATCCTATCAAAATTGCTACGATACTTAGCAGCATCTCTGTTTAATGTTCTTGGCTCTGATCCCTTAGTTGACATGACTACATCATAACACACCTGTCAACCCCCCCAATATAACACCCCCTAAAAAATAGTTGAAAATAGTTTATCCACTACACACCAACACCTTACGTAATATCACCCCTAAAAACACCCAAAAAAAGGCTTGACAAGCTTGACACGTATGTTATAATCGAACCGTAGGTGAGTCTGGGGGTCTTAGGAGCGAAGCGACGTTGGAAAGACCCTATTACTCCGCAGCTTTGATATGTCGGGAATCTCATTTCTATTTTTTGTAGGGCTGTATATGTATTATAACGCGAGAGCGCGGCGCAAATCGCTGATCCCCTCCACCCCTCCGTTGAGGCGCGCGCGCACACGCTATAGTTACTCGCGCATAACTGGTATTTGTTTGTGTCGTGGTGCTATCCATTCCAGCGGGGCAATGGCGGGGCATTCCAACCAATGGGGTAGCCAGTTATGGGCAATGACGGGGTAGCCAGTTTTGAGGGGAAGCGGGGAAAGGGTAGCCAGTTATGGGCAATGGGGTAGCCAGTTTTGATCCAGTAGCGGGAAGGGGTAGCCACTTTTTTCAACTCATTTGAGAAATGAGTTTGACGGGGTAGCCAGTTTATGCTCTTATGCTGTTTCAAGGGTTAGGCAAGACGCTGAAACCCGTTGAAAATAACGACACGAAAAACATACAAAATGAATAACGAAAAAATAGCACAAATCGCTTCAGTCATGCAGCAACGTCTCATTGGAATTGAGCTTGAATTACTCGTTCCAGCGCCCGAATATAGAGAGTTTTTGACTGCCGCTCAAGCGGTGATAGACTTGAGGGTTGAACGTTACAATCACACCCGCCGCACGTGGTGGAAAACACAGGACGACGTGTCATTACACGCCTCCAGCGCTTGGCGTGTGGTGGAGATTGTTTCACCTCCGCTCATGCCGCTTGAGTTATTCAAGCAAGCCAAAGCGCTTTGTGAAGTGCTCGAGCGCTTTGGCGCTTCCGTCAATCGCTCATGTGGATTTCATGTTCACCATGACGCGGTTAAGTTTACGACAAAGCGCTTACAATACACTATGAACTTGGCAATCAAATCGGAAGCGGCGCTTGACTGCCTCGTTCCCGCTTCCCGCCGTGGTAACGCTAGCACTTATTGCAAATCGAATGTGGAAATCGCCAACACGTGGATTACGGAAGGCGGAAGGGTTCGCGGTGATGCCGCACGGGGTGAAGATCGCTTCCGTTACTACAAATTGAACCTTGCGGCATACGTTCGCCACGAAACCATTGAGTGGCGGCAGCATAGCGGCACAATTGAGTTTGAAAAGATTGTGCTATGGGTTGCCTTGACTCAAGCCCTCACTGTTCGCAGCCTTCTCAAAGTGCCTCAAAATTTGGAGTATAAAAACCCTATGCACAACGTGCTGATTCAAATCAAATGGGCAACGTGCGATCGCGACGGCGCTCTGATTCCCGTGTCCGAGATACACGCTGATCTGTGCAAGCGGGTAGTTGACCGCATGACGCACTTCGGATTCGCCGAGGAAGCGCCGAGACTCGCCCCACACGTGGTCGAGGCGTGAGTTTGAGGGGGTAGCCCCTTTTGATATCAGCCGTCCTTCGGGGCGGCTTTTTTGTGTCTTGTTGGGTCGGGTCGGGGGGGGTAGCCACTTTTCCGCAAATCTATCACGTGGCATCGG